TTAAGAACCTCATGTGATACAGATGGATATATTCCATTCACATTTCAAAGGACCCTTCGGGGTCCTTTTTTTTGTCTAAATATAGGTAGGAGACCTGCTTTCTACCATGTTCTGTAAGAATAAGATGAGTCACGAAGACCGTCAAAAATTTAAACTAAAGATGCTTGATCGTTATGAAGATGCATTGGAAGTAAGACTTGCTGGCATAAAGGCAGCAAAAGAAAAACTTGAAGAACAAATGTCAAGAGAAACCTAATGCCATATCATATTAAACGACATGATCCTGTAACAGGAGGGAATGTATATTATAAGGCTGATGGAGATCAGTGGACTAATGTATATGCGGATAGAAAAGTTTATTCTTCTGAAGCAGATTGTGATGCCCAAATGGCCAATCCCATTAAATTTGTTAATGGATTCCCTACAAAATTAAATGGTGGATTTACTAACGCAACCAAAGTGAGTGAATAATAATGCCTACTAATTATACTAATGCATACCAGCGCCAGATAAAAAATAGAAATTTTCTGGCACCTACTGGATTTAAATTTATTTTGAATAGAGCACCTAAAGTTGCATTTTTTAGCAATGCTGCCAATGTTCCTGGCATTACTTTAGGAGAAACAAGTCAGCCTACTTATCTAAAGGAAATTCCAGTTCCTGGTGATCATATGACTTTTGATGATTTTACTCTTCGTTTTCTTGTAGATGAAGATGTTAAAAATTATATGGAAATTCAGAATTGGATGCGTGGATTGGGGTATCCAGAAACTTTAAAAGAAATTTATAATTTACAACAAGAGAAAAAGAATGTTGATATGTCTAAATCCAATACGATGGATATCTATTCGGATGGAACTTTAACTGTATTGGGTAGTTCTCAGAATGCTCTCTTTAAAGTTAATTTTAGTGATTTATGGCCTTATAACTTGACAACTTTACAATTTGATGCTACAGATACAGATGTAAACTACTTTACCGCAGAGGTAAGTTTTAAGTACACTATTTACGATATAACAGATTTAGGTGGCACTGATTTATGAGTATAACTCTTGATTCTATTCAAGAGATGTGGGAAAACGATGCTAAGATAGACAGAGATAATCTACACGAAGAATCATTGAATATCCCTTCTCTTCATGCGAAATATTTTGAATTATATAATACTATATTCCTTTTAAGAAAGAAAGCAGAACAACAAAGGAAGAACATCCGTCATGAACGGTATGAGTATTTTAGTGGAAAAGCAGACCCAGAAGTATATGTAGAAAATCCTTTTCCAAAGAAGATCAGGGATAAGGATACTATGCAAAAATATTTGGATGCTGATGAAAAGTTATCTAATACTTCCTTAAAGATAGATTATTATGATACAATGTTAGTATATTTGGAAAGCATTCTTAAAGTGATACAGAACAGAACATATCAAATTAAAAATGCTATTGAATTTATGCGTTTTAATTCTGGATTAGGATAATGAATATTCTTCCACTTTTTATTATTCCTGTGGTAGAAACTACATTAAATAAAAAAATATCTGTATCTAATTTTGAATTGGTAAATATAAATTCTAATACACTTCAAAGTAAAGATAGAAGAGTTTTAGAAAAATTTCCAGATGTAAGAGAAGGTATATTAAAAGAATTTCAAAAAGTTGTTGATAATTATCTTTTCTATTCTAATAAGTTTATGATCAGTACTTCATGGTTTGCAGTATTGAATAAAGGTGAATCTTCAACACTTCATAATCATAAACATTCTCATTGGAGTGGAATTTATTATTTTGGAGATTATAAAGATGGAGAATCTTCCCCTATACTATTTGTAAATCCTTTGGGAGATATTAGTGATTTTTGTTTGCATTCACAAAAAGGCAATCCCTATAATAGTGGGAATTTTATGATTAAACCGGAGAAAGGAAAATTAATATTTTTTCCTAGCTATATTAGACATCAAATACTTTCTCATCAGAGTAATATTCCTCGTAAGTCATTGGCGTTTAATATTGTACCTATAGGAGAATATGGATTTGTTGATTCTACTTATAATACAGATTGGTTTAAAGGGTGATGGCTAATTTAATTAATGAAAAACTAGCTGTAGCGGAATATAAGTATCCATATTATGAAAAGTTAAATCCAATCTTACTTTCATATATTTCATCATTACCAAATGACCCAGAACATCCTGAGAATGTTAAGGCTAAGATGACTTATAGAAATCTTGAAAATAAAGAATTGGATAAGTTATTAAGATGGATAATACAAATACTGGAAAGAGATTTGGTAGTAAAAGCAATTGATTCATATCCTGAAAACCATCAAACTAATGGATGGAGATGGAATATGAAATGTATTGAATTGTGGGGAGTGCAGTATGACAAAGGAAGTCATATTACAAAACATACTCATGCACCATATTCTTATGCATTTACTTATATTGTAAATTCACCTAAGAATTCTCCTCCATTAATTTTTTCAACTTCTGGACATAAAGTTAAATCGGAAGAGGGAAAATTAGTTTTATGGGAGGGTAGATTAATCCATGAAGTTCCTCCCGCTAAGGTTGATGGTAGATGTATTATTGCAGGAACTTTTCAAAATGTATTATCTTCAAATATCGCATATTGGGATAAAGAGTGATGGCTGACTTAATTCCTTTATTCTCCTCTCCAATAATAACAGAATTTTTGAATGTTGATACCAGTCAATTACAAAAAGAAAAAGAGATATTTCGTGAAGTTAAATCTCATAGAGTATCTACCCCTCTGTTATCTATTAGTGAAGATATAAGAATTTTAAAAAAATATCCTTATTTAGAAGAAGCACTATTAAATACATTTCAAAAAATTGTAAGAAAAATATTTAATTATGATAATGAATTTACAATATCTACATCATGGATTACTAAAATAAAAAAGGGAGAATCTTCATATATTCATATGCATAAAAATAGTTTCTATAGTGGAATTTATTATTATGGAAATTATGATGATAAGTGTGGGGAAATTGAATTTGAAAGTCCGATTGAACAATTTAGTGATTATGATTTAATGCCATCAACATATAATACATGGACTGCTCATACACATACTGTTGAGCCTCAAACTAATTTATTAATATTTTTTCCAAGCTATCTAAAACATAAAATTAGGCAACATAATAGTTGGTCTACAAGGTATTCTTTAGCATTTAATATTGTTCCTGTAGGAGAGTATGGGAATAGAGATTCTACTTATAATACAGATTGGTTTTGAAATGGCTAAAATTATAAAAGTTAAGAATGTATTAAAGAATAAGGAAAGAAAAAAACTTATAAAGGATTGTCAACCATTTCTTACTGATGGAGAAGAATTGGGTAAAATGTTTCCAGGATCCCAATATCCAGGTAAACAAACAACAGCTAATTTACATGAATATCCTCAGTTTGTAGATGTATGTCAGTACATATTAAGTTTATCTATAAAAAAATTAAAAATAAAGAAATTGCATCTAATTAAATCCTGGATAAATTGTCTTGATGGTAAAAATACCGCTATGCATAATCATCATCCTCATGATTATTCAATTGTTTATTATATTAAAACTTTTCCACTTTTAAATAGTGGAACTTTTTTTAAAGATTATGGATTGGTTAGATGCCCACAAAATGGGTTAATTATTTTTCCATCATACTTATATCATTCTAATCCTTCTTATCCATTTGGATTAAATAGATATACCTTAGCTATGGATTTAAAAGTAGATTGATAATATATTAGAAATAATAAATAATTTGGAGTTTATTTACACAAAAAATAATGTCAGAATCTGATTTATCTAAATATTCTCTTGAATTATGTGAAAAGTTTTCAACAGAATATCATAAGTATCCAGAAAAGCCAGAGTATGAACCTGATAAAGAATATCTATTAAATAAAGATTTAGAAAAATATTGGAGGGTTATTGAAACAAAGTGTTCTCGTAATGAGGGAGATTTTGTACTTATTTTTATTGATAATGAAACAGGTGATGTTTATGGTCAGGAAAGTTGTGGAGAAAAACCAAATCAAATAACTAGATTTAATTTATTAGATGAAGCATCACGTAGAGTGATGTATCATTTTTTTGATATTGATGGTTGGTTTGTATGTGATGGTTGGGAAACTGCTGACGAAGAAATTAAAAAGCAAACTGCAATTGAAAAAGCACTAATGGCAGCTGGATTATAACAATCTAAATACTCATAGATGTATGGGTTTGTGTG